TCAGCGCACCATTAGCAGATCGGAGAATCTCGTCGTATAACGAGGCGAAAGCATATCCCGCTTCATTTGCCACCGTTGCTGGATGCCCTGCCCCGCGAAGTAGAGCGTTCCTCGCCCATTCTTCGAGTTCAGGTGATCCAGTACTCCCATCAACTTTTCACTGTTTCGCCGTGGTGCCGAGTCATCAAACAGGTTCAGCTGCGCAACACCCTGACTGAAAAAGTCACCCAGCATTACACCTGCTTTCTGATACCGGTGACCTTCACGCCAGATGTTATCCAGGCAGCGCACCGCGGCATTGATTATGTCGCGGGTGTCCTGTGTTGGCGTAAGTAATTTCACAGACACATTATTGCCGTAATACGGCTCGTTTATTGCGAATGGGGAGGTTTTCACGAAAGCGGAAATATACCGGCAGTACTGGTGTTCACCGCGCAACTTCTCCGCAGCGCGCGCCGCATGGCTGCAGATCGCCTGATGCATCTGCTCGTATTCCGTTACCCGTTCACCGAACGAACGTGAGCAGACAATCTCCTGTTTTGATGGTGCAAACTCCTCCAGCTCCAGACATGGTTCGCCGCGCAGCTCCCGCACCGTACGCTCCAGTACCACGTTGAAATGCTTGCGAATAACCCAAGGGGAAGTATCAGCCAACTGGCATGCATTCGTAATGCCCATTGCAGTCAGTTTTTTGCTGATACGCCGACCCACGCCCCATACGTCTTCCACTGGAACGATAGACATTAACCGCCGCTGTCGATCAACGTTCGACAAATCGACCACGCCACCAGTCTGCTGCTGCCACTTCTTCGCAGCATGGTTAGCGAGCTTCGCCAGGGTTTTGGTTTTCGCGATGCCAATCCCTACCGTGAGATGTGTATTACGTAAAACAGTAGCGCGGATCTCCCGGCCAAAATCCTCCAGGTTCCGGCAGTTCCTCACCCCTGTCAGGTCACAAAATGCCTCGTCGATACTGTAAATTTCCACGCGGGGGCACATGCGCTCTAGCGTAGTCATCACACGGTTCGACATATCCGCATACAGCTCGTAGTTGCTGGAAAAGGTGGCGACGTTATAACGCCGAAATAATTCCCGCTGTTTAAAGAAGGGCTCGCCCATCTTTATGCCAATTTGCTTGGCCTCTGCACTGCGGGCGATAACGCACCCGTCGTTATTCGAAAGCGCGACGACTGGCCTGCCCTTTAAGTCGGGTCTGAACACCGTTTCGCACGAAGCATAAAAGCTGTTTACATCTACCAGGGCAAACATATCAACTGGTCGCCTTCACGATGTATGTCACCACGCCGAATATATCCAGCGTGTCCTCACTACCCACCATGATCGGCGAGTAGATGCTGTTCATCGGATTGAGCTGCACTGTCGGACGCAACTGAAGGCGCTTGACGGTAAATTCCCCTCCTACTGCGGCGATTACTATGTCGCCATGTTCCGCAATTCTGGAACTGTCCACCACCAGCAGATCACCATCACTGATGCCGGCCTCGATCATTGAGTCCCCCGCCGCTTTAACAAAATATGTTGCGCTGGGATGCTGGATCAGCATTTCGTTTAAATCGATGCGCTGCTCAACATAATCCGCCGCCGGGGACGGAAATCCGCACTGAACAAGACTCCCGTAAAGCGGTAGCGCGACAATGCCGCGCAAATCTGCTGGCGTGTAAAATTCCATAAATAACCACTCCTGATTTTATACTGTTTTTATATACAGTAGTTTTAAAGGGAGTGCAGATCAAGGGGGTTTACACAGACGGCTGTTCGGGCCAGGTAATTTCAGGGGCGGTGGTGACGTCCATCGCCTCCAGGGCATCAAGGTAATCGAGCCAGTTATTGTACTGCGCCAGCTCATCACCTTTCAGCCGGCCAAGAACTGCTTTCCCGGGCCACTGCTTACCATTCATGTGGTCGTTCGCTGCATCAATACGGTACTGCTTTTCAGCCTGGGCCTGCGCAACCACCTCTTCATGAGTGGGTGGAGGAACATCTCCCCATGCCGGCAGGCCGTCATCCCCGGGAACCCGGCATATGCCAGCAGGAGGGGATGCCATGAACTCACTGGCGACTTCGTCGCTTACTTCCACGCCATCATCCGGCCAGGTCCCGGATCGCTCATAATCACTTTTCAGAGAGAAAGGGTAAAAGGCGTTATTTACTGCACTATAAATATAATTGCCCATATTGATCATTTCCCGAATGCAAAATATTGGCCGCCTTCACCAGCGACGTTTACCCAGCCGGTGAATCCAGTTAAGGTTTTGTTTTTATAACCCCACATGTTACCGGTACTGAATCCGGCATCAGAAACAATCACCTGCGCCACCTCTGTAGGGAATGGGATAGGAAATGTTACGGCCCTTGATGTAACCCCGGTAAAGTCTATAGTCCCGTACTGAATAATAAGGCTGCCGAGCTTGTACCAGCCTGTGCCATAGGTAAACCCAAGGTTAGAAAGCGCCGCTGTGATAGCAGCTGCGCCATCAGATTTAATATCTGCGAAAGGGTTGGCGCGACTTAAAAGTAATTTTCGTAATGCCGTGAGCATCTGGTCACGCCTGGACTTATCGAGAGCCAGCCCTGCCGCTTCGACTACCGCAACCAGCTCCTCCTGCAGCATGTCAAAATAATCATCATCAAGATCGGTAGCTGGCGTCCCTGTCTGCGGATTACCCCGGGTAAAGCCATTTTTCCCCGCGCCGAACTTATCTTTCTGCGCAGTAGGTGTGTCAATACGATGCATAGTTTCTCCGGTTACGGATATTTGAAAAGTACGTAGGTATGGGACGGGCAGAGTTTACTGATCACGCATTCCGCGACCGTATCACCCCAGTAACGAACCGGGGTGTCGCAGTCATCAGTACACGTCATCCAGGTAGCATCCGTTGAGGACGGCATGTTGACCTGCCAGTAGTAACGCCATTCAGTTGAATACACGGCTTCGGTACAGGCGGAGGTACATCTGAACGGCCCCTTGTTGTAGCGGGTGATCGTCGCCCCTGGCTTGCCCAGGGCAGCAAGCTGGTCGAGGTAAAACCTCTCGTTGATACCACCGATTAAATTGACCTTTGCATCCAGCCTGCTCTGGCGCTGCAGCAGCGTTTGCGTCCCCGCAGGGATGCATTCATCAGGCAGGCCGCAGCAGGTTTCCCAGCGGTTAATCAGCTCGGTGGTTGTGCGCGGATCTAATTCCAGCATCAACTCATCGGCGCGCTGGTGAGCCCGCCGCAGCGAGGGGGCTGCGCCGATAATTGCCGGATCGTCAACTGACCATGCAGGACCAGGCGGCAACAGGGCTGACATCAAATGGATGTAGTCGTCATCGGTCACGTCCATGCGAGCGTCCCCAGTATGGCCAGTTCATTTTTGGCGATCGGGATACTGGCTGTCGGAGCCACCAGAACATGGCTGTGCTCGCCTGCTGCGATGGAAATAGCCTCGTTTATTCGTGAGATTTCGAGTTCACCTTCCGGGTAGCCGTCCCTCAAAAGAAACGAGCGTAACTCCGCCGTCACTGCCGCACGGACTTCTGGCGTGTCAGGTGTCAGGCGTATTCTGAAATTGACGTTATGGCCGACGGGTGCGAACGGATACAGATCAGCGCCGGCAACAGGGGCAAGCGGGGCGATGTGGGCTTTTACTGCTGCGACAGTTGCTGCGTCCGGAATGGGGTTGACCGGATCATCGCTGGCCACCATCACGCCCACCGTACCGGCCCCCATCCAGTGCCTGTAGGTCCACGCCCGGGTGATGCCCGGCACTTCTTTGGCCCACACAATATAATCGCCGTCCCCACCACCCAAAGGCGTCCAGTAGTAACGCTCCAGCACCCGGGCGCGCCAGGTTTCCAGAGCCTCAATATCAAACCCACCAGCAACAGAGTCAGCCACGCCTGAAGACGGCAGGCCATTAACCGGCGTCACCAGATAAAGCGCGGCGCCATCGTCAATTTCACCCACGTTGCCGGTGACACTGCACACGATCGGCACGCGCAGAACGCCGCCTGCACTTGTCGCGTCTGCCGTGGTGGTGTACTGGATCAGGTCGTCGCGTTGAATCACCGCGCCAGCCTTAACCGTAATGCCGTTTGTTACGCCATCCCAGCGCATAAATCCTGCTGACGCTGTAGGGCTTTTTCGGGGGCAGCGCTTCATGGCCGCATGCCTTTGCAGCCAGGCTTCATCGCACTTATCCGGCAGCATGTTCAGCGCCAGGTAATCAATGTAGCCATACACGGTATGCAGCGCGGCCGCATACACTTTCGCCCTCACGTCTTCATCCATACGCCTGATAGTGTCGCTCGCGTCCAGGCGGGAAAAAAGGTCGGTGCGGAGCATGCTGATATTTTCTGCCAGCGTCGGGCGCTGGAATTCGCTGTCAGCCATTTGTGATCGCACTCCATAGATCGTCAAAAGAAACAGTAGTGGGCTGGTTGTAGCGCCACAGCGTTATGCTGTTACCCAGTTCGTTAATGCCGGTACGCTGAATGAGGAGGTCAATCCTGGAAACAACGCCGTCGTCGATCATCCACTGCAGTGCTTCGTTGATATACGTCCTGGCGACCAGGGCTGTCTGGTTCGTCAGCTTCTGACGCTGGAGCAACCAGAGGCGCGAACCGTACCGGTCGTTCTGGACTGCAGGCCAGGTATCGCCCCACCACCCGTTAGGCTGAACGGCATTGTCATCCGGTTGTGCGCGGCGCCAGGTGAAAAGAGAAATCACAACAGAGCGGGTGAGTAAATCGAGAGGGGCATTAGCTGAAACGCTTACCCCGTTTACGGTTAGCCACAGGTCCATATTTACGTCCCCATTTGTTTGTCCGGCACGTCTGTGCTGTTACCGTTTTCTTTGTGTATATGACCGTTGTACGTGAGGCGCATTGACGCCATCGTGACCCCGGTTGTGTCGCAGTGGTCCTTGATCTGACCTGTCGATTCGATGTCCATTTCGAACCGCGCTTTCGGCGCGTTCATGAAGGTAATGGGCTTTCCGGCGCCGTTCACGACGATACCGGTCCGCGTCAGTGTGACCGACTGTCCCAGATCGTCATAAATGGCGACTTCACCTTGCTTAAGAGACCGGATGCGATAGCGGCGATCGGACACGGTGACCGCTACAGCATGGGAGCGATCGGCATCAGGAAACAGAACCAGAGCTTCAGCACCCGGATTCGCATGTGAGGTAAACCCGTAAGGCTCAAGATGCTCAATGCCACCCTTCTTCTCACCCGCGAGTAGTTCAACATCCACAGCCTGACATTTTGAATCAGGCTTAACGCTTCCCACGACCGCGCGCCGAATCAGGTTAAGCAGTTGCCGCTGCAATTGTTGAAAGTTACCCATCAGAAAGGAGCCTCCTCAGCTTTTTTCTTCTTCCGCTGTTTAGGATCGGCAGGTTCCGGCAGATACGCATCAGGCGGCCCGACGCGCAACTCGGTGATCGTGCCGTTGCTGTCTTTGGTGAACAACACCTCTGAAATCAGCAGCTCACGGTTGTTAAACCCACAGACGGGGTCAAAGACGATTACCCGCTGGTTAGGTTGCCAGAGAGAACCGTCACCCTGGCGCCACCCCCACACGGTGTACGTTGTTTCATCAGTGCGGGCGGCGCGCTGGCGCGCTTCGAAATCAGCGCGGGCGATGCAGCTTGCACCTGTCGCCTGGCCTGTCTGCTGAACAGCCATTGGCCGGTACCGCCCGATCCCGGCATCTTCGGTCTTCGCCCGGAGAGCCGTTGTGGTGGCCGCGCCAAAGTCTTCATCATTCCCGGCTCTCTGCCCGGATACCTGATACGTTGAAAAACGGTCCCTGATACTTTTTTCGGTATCGCAGGAAAGGATGTTCTGGCCGAGAACGAGCGCGGTATGCGCTCGCGTCGACCCAACCCCACCAATCACCAGCCGTCCCACTGGATCGTCATAAGCCAGCACCTGTTGCTGACCCAGCATCTTATTCAGCACCTCGATAACCGTTTCGCCGTGATCCGGCTGCACGCCCGGGATAACGTCAGCAGGCGCGCCGGAATTAACGACTTCAATACCAAACGGCTTTGCCAGCGCGGCGGCCACCTGAACCAGAGACTGTCCGTTGAATTGCGTCGGTTCTGCGGCGCAGTCGATCAAATCTGCTGTCAGGCTGCGCCCGCTGATTCCAACACTGACAGAGCGTGCGTCATAGCGAACAGGGGTTGCCTCGACCCAGCCAGTGATCACCAAATCGTTACCAATCAAAACTTCGACCCGGTCGCCACCTTTCACTTTCAGTGAGAGGGTGTCACCGTTCTCGCCTGGCCACTGCCGGGTAATTTCGACGCTGAAATCCCTCGCCAGCCGTTCAACGCCCGCGCCAATCCTGACTGATGTCCAGCCGCCCCACTCCCTGCCATTGACCCTCAGAGTAACGTTGTCATCCATAATCAGGCCCAGACGCGAGCAGGGGTTTTAGGGCTCACGGCGAACCCATTTAAACTGGATAAATCGAGATCGTCGTTAACAACGCGGAGATTGACGTGGTAACCGGGTTCGGTGACGTATTCAACAGACTCTGCTTCGCCCGTACTGGTAATAATAACGCCAACCACATCCAGGCAAATATCAGGGTGATATAAACCGCCCTGCTCTTCATCAGATTGAAAACCGAACGCAATTAATTGCTGCTGCGCCTCTTCCTCACTAAAGAAGCGCAGATATAAATCTTTCATCAGCGGAGTCCTCTGATTTGAATATCGGATAAGACAGAGTGCCAAATGCGGAGGTTACGTATATGGTAAACAACCGCAGAACTGGACGAGATTTTGAGATATTGAGCGGCAGCTGTAGGTGAGTATGGTGCCGCATCACGACGGTTACTTTTACCGTCAAAATGGATAGCTACCGGTTACCATCCAATGTATGCGCTACTGTTTTCCGATAAAAAGGGTAGGCTCCAGAAATGGCGGTGAGTGTGCCTGAGCGGTAAGTTGCCAGCGCATAACTTCCTGCAATCGAAAGTCGCAAAATCTTGTCATAAGCTGCTCCATACGTTTCGAGTACATCCAGAGTGCCACTTGTTAGTCCGCAGCTATTAACAGTTAATTCGAATGAAACACTACGCTGAATTAAATCACTGGTTAATCTGAGTCCGCAATTTCCCGATGCTTGCAGAGTTACACCATCTGCCGCTCTCGTAACTGCCGCTGCTCCTGTTGGGATATAACTGGTTGCGACAGGGTTTTTTTCTACCTGTGGCATTTGAACATAGTATTCGGCGTTCAGTGGAATTGTTGAGTCCGCACTCAATTTTTGCGCAGCAATAGTTCCAGTATAGTTTCCTGCCGTTGCTGCAGTGATTGTTGCAGAGATAGTGGCGTAGCCATCACTACCCGGTGTACTTGTTATAGTCACCCCAACCGGTGGAGTTAATGCGATCCCAGTTATTGCGTCAACCAGCGTCGCGGAGGCTGAAGCGCCGTCAATCCCAAATGACAGCCTTAAATAACCATACGTGCCTTTTGCCCGGCAGGAGACTGTAAGGGTTTCACCAACAGCTAAGGATACTGGACTGGAAGTCACAAGAGATGGAAAGGTCGTATTTGCATTGACAACCCCCTTCATTGTAACTGCCTGGGATGTTCCATCATTCGCTAAAACTGTTTTTGTAATTGCGGCACTGGTAGCCCACTTCGTCGGGTCTTCGCTATTCAGGATATAATTAGTGCTCTGCCCTTCCATCAGCAAGCCTTCACGCTCAAAACGCGGCTCATTCGCGGCTGCCGTCTTCAGTACGCCAGACTTATCGATGTACGTCGCTATTGTTGAGCGGGTGAATGTCATCGACTTATCTGGCGGAGCAAACCCGGCCAGCAGACGCAGATCATCAGAGAGCGGCGCCCATACATCAGGGAACGGCGCATCCACGTATCCAGTGGCGGCGGCCGAGTTCGCCGCATCAGCTGCGCTTTGGGCGGCTGACTGCTGCGCGGCCTGAGCTTGCTGAGCTGCAGCTGAGGCCTGCGCTGCGGCCTGTGCGGGTTTAACTGTGACTGCATCGATAGCGCGCTTTAACCTTTCGGCCAGGCTCGGTTGTGCCGCGCCTATGGGCATTTCGACCACCGTTCCTTCCGGCTCAGTCAATACTTTTTCAAATGCCGTAACGGCCGTATTCAGGCGGTTAACCGATGAATCGGCTTCAGTAAACTGGGACATGCTGACTCCTAAAATCCTAATGAACAGGCTTTCTCAACCGCGATCGCCCATCTCAACCAGTCGCTGGTCCTTGCCGTATAAAGCTGGTCCTGATCAACTTGTTGGTTTACCCGCCACGCCAGCTGGCGCGTCGACAATTTAAGCGGCTGCAAGGGTACGAATCCGGGGTGCGCAATACCGTTGCGCTGGACAATTTCACCGGCGCGGCTGGCGTCGTCGTAGATACGCGCCGCCAGAACGACGGCAGGCTCTATTCCCACGGGCAGTACCGTTACGGTTCTGTCTGTCTGCCTGAGACGTTGCGTCAGGTCGGCATTCAGATCTGCCTTTAGACGGCGCAGTGCAGTGAAAACACGATCGTCAGTCGTCCGCTCCATCTCTTTCACGATTGCCTGGTTCAGGGTGTCGCGAACTACAGTGAGTTCATCCCACGACGGAGCATCAGGAGTGACGGTGTTTGTTGGCGCGTTGCTCAGCGCCGGGTGAGAGACATTTGCTACTATCGCAGCACTCTGACCGGAGGAGCCGGCAGCTGTAACAGCAGACGGAGCGGGTAGTTTCGTTACGGTGTAAACCGCCTCGCTTAAGGCTGTAGTTCGGATCGCGCTCGCAACATGGTTTCGCTGCTCTGTTTTGGATCTGGTGCTCTGGCTGTCGGTTTTCCACACTCCCCTGGGTGCCAGGTCTTTTCCAAAGCTGATACCCGAAAGAGCTTTTGCCATCGTGATCAGATCGGCAGAGTTGCCGTACAGCCGGTTGCCCGTTCGCCACATTTTTTGCAGCGACTCAATAAAGCCCTTCCCTGATGACGGAGGAGGCAGCAGCACCGAAATATCACCCTGGAGAAGACGTGCTCCAGCAGACACGCCATCGTCAATCATCTTCATGGCGTCTGAGACGTAGCCAACCATTCCGCTGGCCTCGCCAATAACGTCCTGCTGCACAAAATCAGCCATGCCATCCATGCCAAACCCGTCGAACGCATCACTGATGCAGTTGTCCAACACGGAGCATGAGGATCCGAGTATCTGGGCAGTTGCCGCACCTGATGTCGGGTAAGCCAGTTCACCGGCCTCGACGAACCGGAGGTCAAAGCGGACCACGCGGCCCTCTTCCTTTCTTGTGCTGACCCTGATCTCACCATCAACACAAACGCTGATTTCACCAAAAGTTGGATGAATCAGCGTGCCGGGACCCGGTTTATTCAGCGCCTCCTTCAGCGCATCGCGCTGTTCGAAACAGTCATCCCCGATCACATAAGCTGTAATGGATGCGCGGAACGTGGCCTTACCGAGGTCTTCTGTATACGGCTTGTCACGATTGGGGTATTCGTGGGTTTCAACCCGGCGCCCGCCGGTAGAGTCTTCATCCTCAACTTTGAACGGGACGCCGCGAAACGAGGCGTTTTGCAATCGGTCTTTCCACGCCATACCATCTCCAGAAACAAAAAACCCGCCGATTGGCGGGTTTATTTAAGATTATTTATTTTCTATCTCTTCCTGAAGCTCAAAGAAACGCTGCCTGAACTTCATTGGGTCTTTGATAAAGCGGATTGGAGCGTGAACAGCCCCAGTATCACTGATAATAAGAGATCCGTAACCCAGCAAACGCCCAGATATCCCCTGCTTAACCTGCAGGCTTGAAATTTTCCTGATAGGAATTTCTACAGTATCTCTCTTGATTAGGCCGGACTTAGCAATCAACCGCTTGTTAGTTATCGCAGCCTCATTTGAACGCAAGACAAAATAACCTAAAGGAATCAGAACGAACCCTATGAGAGTAGTGAAACCTAAAATTAAGCCCCATACCACCCATGGCAACCAAGCCCATAAAGTAACATGTCCGCGATAAACCACTTCTTCATTGCCGACTAAGTTTGAATCGATATATGACATTTTTTTATCCATCAGATATTGAGGATAAAATCATAACATCGCATTTCAGATTATTTCCAATTGAAAATCTAACCACCCATACCTGTCCTACCGATTCTGGTATAACCCACATCATGGTTTACATCTATCCCCGATGCTCGAGTCTCAGTCACCTTCATTCCTGGCGGAGCATTTTCAAACTTAACGGTAACCTCTCCTTGAGGTTGAGCAGCAGCTCCCTGCTTAATCTCGTATGGGTTGTAGCCAGAACTTGCCACCCCTGCACCATAAGCACCGTAACCACCCGCTCCCCACTGCGCAGCATTCGCAGCGGCGACGGTATCACTAGCGCCGTCGGTAAACCACTCAACTATAGGTTTCAGCTTTGCCCACATATCCTGAAACCACTGCACCACTGGCCCCCAGTTATTTATTACTAAGCCCAAGGGAGACCAGTCAAAAGCCATCTTCGCCCAGCGCATCCATTCAGAAAATATTGGCTGAACAAATCCCCATAATTTTTTGAAATAAGGTCCAACTACATCCCAGTTGGAGATAATCAGTCCGGCGGCTAACGCAATGCCGGTAGCAATCATGCCAATGGGACTCATTGATAAGATTCGGCTTACCATGCTAATTGCCCCGCCGACACCCATAAATCCTAACTTCAAAACAGCCAGGCCAGCAGCTAATCCAAAAGCACCACGAATTACTCTGGGGTTCTCATCAGCAAACTTTGTAAAACGCTCACCAAGATCCCCCAACCAGGTTGTGACCTGCTTCGCGTCTCCAGAAAAAGCTCCGCCAATGGCTGCGAGGCCATTAGTGGCTGTGCCTGTCATTGCCTCCCAGAGGTTGGTAAGAGTTCCCAGTTGGGCCTGAACTCGATTATTCAGGCTGGCCTGCCGATTCATTTTTTGCTGAATCTGGTCATAGCCATCTTTGCCTTTATCGATCAGGGCATTCACAACCTGCAGTGTTTCAGCATCATCACCAAATAGAGCTTTCAGAACACCGGTACGTTTAACGTCGGTCAATTTGCGAAGCTTGCTCAACTGCGCAAACAAATTGTCGAGCCCACCAAAGCTGCCCTTCCCGTTGGTAAAATCGAGATTGATGCCAAGTTTCTGGCTCGCCAGCACTTTGTTAACGCCCTTAACGTTCTTTATATTCAGGCCTGACTGAATAACTTTTCGAAGCGCGTTACCCGCCGACTCGCCCTGCATCCCCATCTGATCCATCATTACGCTGATTGGCGCAAGACCCTGGGCGGCCTTAAGCCCGTCCCGATTAATCATCTTCAGAACGGAACTGGTTTTGGTGAAGAACGACAACATGTTGGTGTCGTCAACACCAAGATAAAACGCTTTCTGAATAGTATCGAATAGCCCCATCATGTCATCTGAAGCGGTCCCTGTGGCATCCTGCATTTTGGCCGCAAATTCTGCTGCTGCTTCAGGTGTCTTCTTCAACTGCACAGCCAGATAAGCCGTCGCTTTCCCGACCCCGCCGAGAATGTTCTCTGCCGGAATACCCTGACGCACCAGCATTTGCATCATGTTCTGAAAGTCAGCGGTTGTTCCCGGCAACTGATTACCCAAACCTACTGCAAGCTTATTAATTTTTTCAAAGCTACCGCCAACTTCGCCATTATCCTGCATCATGGCGACTTTCAAACCAGTGGCCGCGTTCTCCTGATCCGCATACGCTTTCATCGATAAGGTCAGCCCCGCGGCCAGACCTCCCCCAAGTGCGAGCCCACCTTTTGATGCTTCCTCTGCCTGCCGCCTGAAGCCACGAATATTTTTCTGCATTCGCGACAGCGCAGGTGACAGCTTGTCGACACCGGTGATCAGCGCCTTAAGTTCAAACTCAGCCATTGCGCTGCTTCTCCTGCTCAATTCTGTTTGCCTGACTTACCAATAAAGGTATTTCACTGATTGGCTTGTCCAGCAGTTCAAAAGGGTTAATGCGCCAGTAACTGGCGCAGTCAAAAAAGCGGTCAGTGAGATATTCTGCCGTCAGGCCTGGAGGAAAAAACCCGCCACCAGCCAGCCTGCCGTATTAAGATCACCCGGCGACATCTGGTCAACCGTACTCAATGGTACGCTGGCCAGCCTGACGATATACTTCGCAATAATATGCGCCTGCAGCTTGATGGATTCGTCCTGGTTCATCTGATACGGATAACCCAGCTCGCGCACGTCTTTGCCGGTTGGCTCTTTAAACTCAAGCACGCTGATGGTTTCACCATGAGCGTTTACCGGTTGATTCAGCACCATCTCTTGCATTACTGGTAACCTCCATCTGTTCCGTGGAATTCAAGATCCACTGTGCCTTCTTCCGGGTTATGGTTGGCTTCGCCGTGGAGCCAGGCTTGCGACAGCACATAGACCTGATCGTTGGCCAACTCAGCGGTGATCGTCATTTCGGTCGATTCAGTGATTTTGTCGACCGGAAAATTTTTGGGGACCTTCCCGGTGAATTTGACGTATGGCGCCCGGTGGGTTTCTTTAAAGTCTACTCCGCCACTAAGATCGACGATGTCATCACGCACCTTAAGGTTCATGGGGACCTCAATGCCCCCGGTTGGCGACAGCTGGAGGCCGTCGACTTTGATATAACAGGTACCAGCAATGCGCGCCATTATGCGCTCTCCTCTGCATACTGAAGACGGAACTGGTTAAGCAGCGCGAACACTCGCAGCTGGTTAACGTAATCAGGTGGGTACAGCACGTTGATGCGGGACGGGTCATTTGCATCGCGCTCAACAATCAGGTGCGCTTTAAACAGATCGAAGTTTTCGACGATCCCCTCGCGCTCCATCTGTCGGTACGTCGACAGCAGCTCCCCTTTGATCACCGCCGGAGTGACAATCGCCTGGCCGGGGCCGAAGCGGGTTCCGTCGTTCGCCAGCTTATGGCGCCCGTACTTACTGGTGATCACCGTCTTCAGGCGGCGCAGGACGTATGCGCTGGTATGCAGCGTTTCACTGTCCAGGTAGCTGTTATCAGCCACGCCATAAGCGTTTTTCTTATAGGTGGTGATGTCACGCTGAATGCGCAGCACGCCACCTTCGGTGTAGGCCGTCGCGATCCCGTGCGTTAACAGGGATTGCTGCTCGGTCTTGATGAAGCGTTTACCGCTCGGGGGTGGCAGCATGCCCACCAGTTCGCCGGTCTGCGTCGGACGGGCCGGGTCGACACGCAGGAATACTGCAGCGCGGGCGGTGCGGCTGGCCGCCAGCTCGTCAGCACAGGACTGCACCGTTTTTTCGTACCCGGCGATCGTCAGGTGGGGGTCATTGAACGTGTCACCCGCGGTAATCAGATCGCTTGCAACGGCAATTTTTGCGGTGTAGACGTGGCCATAAATCTGGCGTAACCAGCTCCAGCGCCCGCTGGTATCGTTCATTTCCTGGCTGATGGTGTTAACTGACGCCGTGTCGCTAAACGGATGGCCGATATAATCGAAGGGCTCATCCCCCATCGCCGCGATCGTTCCGCTCAGCGCTGGCGCGCCGGTACCTGAGGCACCCGTAGCGATCGCAATATTGACGCCAGATGGCAGGGACTCTCCGCCGCTGAACCCGTAGTAATTCAGCGTTACCGGGATGTCGTTTGCCCAGGTGCCCTTATGGCGCGCCGTCAGCGTCACCACACCTGCGGCAGCAACGGCAGTGTATGGAGTGCGCCCGTCAGCGGTAATGGCACTGGCAATGGATGTGGCAATTGCGGCCACTGCATCACTTGCACTGACGGCCGCCTGAATGCGGCGGTTACCGATATAAAGCGATACCACGCCAGCAGCCAGGGCAGAGCCTGTTACCGTCAGGGTGACCGTCGCTGCCGTTCCGGTCGGTTCCGGCACAGCGATAACCCAGAGTTCGCCGAAGGGGTCGGTTTTACGGTACGCCTCGACCATGCGCGCCAGCTGGCTGCCAGCGCCAGCAACCCGAACCGCGTAATCGGCTGTCGGCATGAAAACCAGCTGGTTGGTGACGATGCTGGCACCCGCGTTGGCATGGCCGATTAGAAGCGAAGGGGCGCTGGTCTGGGCTGTATTCGCCGCGCTGTTGTCCATCTCCGCATAAAACAGCGGAACGCGGAGATCAGACGGGATGGTGTTCATCGATACTGTCATTTAGTGCTCGCCTTATTTTCCGGTTCGTCGCCTTTTTCCGGCTGAACAATTGCAATATCCCCGTCGATTTCCCGACGGTACCAGTACTGGCTCTCTTCAACGTTTCGCCCTTCCTCAGGCAAAAGGTCGCCTCGGAGCGGGTCATGGACTGACCGCCCTTTTTTGGGTTTTACAAACATGGTTTTCCTCAGGTGGGAAGGTTGATTTCAATGTGGTGTTCGATTTCACCGTCTGGCCCGTGGCCCGGATCGATAAAATCGACATCGATGGAAAGGGTTTTGAACTCATCCAGCGCGTTCAGATCGTCCTGCTGCCGGGTGTCGTCTTCTGTCAGCTCAGACTCAACGACGAAGTCGAACTGATAACTCAGCTCGTGACGGTTCACATCCAGCAGCGTGCCGCCGTCATAGGTGATGGGGTTGCCGTATTCTTCCGGATTCCAGCCCAGCAGCGCTTTAAAGAGTGCCTGGCGAACTTCATGCACCACATCGAAGGAAGCAAACTGGCCGCGTTCGTCACGGCTGTTACTGACGAACACAATTACGGAGAAGCCCTCGCGCAGCGTCTGCCAGTAATCTGTCTGGCTTTTTTGTTCCCCCGGCGAATCATCGCCCGGCACCACATAGGCCGCGGGCAGCAACATCTTGCCGACCTCAGGCAGATCCTTAAACTGCGCGGCACCGGCCACCCGGTTCTGAAATAAAGGGCAGCGGGCGCGCAGGCTGGCAATAACTGGTGTCAGTTTCATCAGCGGCGTTTCTCCGGCTTGAGTGAGAGGCGCAGCTCGCGCGCCAGGTAGTAGCGCGTCCAGGGGCTGTTTTTCTGAAGCGTTTCGATCATGAAGTTGTTACGCGGTGCCAGCCGCCAGCCACTCCCCCCGGATGCACCCCGGTGGTGGCCACGCCGACGCTTGGCGCCGCCCCGCACACCGTAGAACAGAAACGCCGGGTAAAAGTCGCCGGTGATGAGCCGGTTCCCCTGCCCGTTTCGCTGGTTAGGCGCGATACGCGTCATAAACCCCGGACGGTTCCTGCTGGCCCTGGGCACCATATAGCCGATGGATTTCGCCAGCCGTCCGCTCTGATAACCCGGGTTTTCTCCGGGCTCAGACCGCCCCCGCTTCATCACCAGCCGGCGGGCGTCCCGCATGTGGCGCTGGCCGATATGGATGAAGGCCCGGCGGACGCGCGCCCGGTTGAAGCGCATCTCTTTGGGCTGCTGAATATCAACGTGAAAAAAGGGAGTTGCCATTACCGTTCCCTCCGGTTGTCGCTGGCTCGGCACCCAGCTCGGTACACTCAAGCAGCAGGTAACGTCGCTTACTGTTCAGGTCGCGGGCCCGCCTGACGCGGTACACCTGTTCACCCTGCACCACTTCAAAGTCACTGGTGATCCCGCGGCGCCAGCGCATGGTGATGTAGTGCGTGATCGCGTTGTCGGTCTGGGCTGTTTCCTGGTAAGTGGTTGCACTGGTCTGGACGACCTTTGCCCAGACCGGATAAGACTCGGGGTAATCAGGACGGGTACCGAGATCTGCTGCGGGAACATCGACCCGTTTACGAAGCAGCACCCGTTTATCCAGCTCACCCGGATCGGGTAGCAGGTAAGTCGCGCTGGTTTGCGCCTGGCGAAGTTTCATAGCGGTATGAACCGGTAGGGGCCGACCAGCCAGGTGAATGACTGCGGCATCTCTGTTTTTTCGACTTCTGAAACAGATGAGCGGTTTTCGTAAAAGTGGGTGGCCAGCAGCAGCATCCCCAGCCGGATATCGTCCGTCATAACCAACCCGTCAGGATCGGTATCCGGGATGCCAGCATCTGCTGCATACAGAGTCCGATTAAGAAAGCTCACCGTTCTGGCCTGAACCGCACTCCCTATCACCGTCAGCAACTCATCCTCTTCGGTGTAATCGTCCTCCAGCCGCAGCTGGAGCTTAATTTCACTGAGTTTAAGCAGCATAAAAATCTCCATGCCCGCCAGATGACGGGCATAAAAAAACCGCTTTCGCGGCATCCTTTATCGGTGTTCTGTATTAAGGCGCTTTACCCACCAGCGCTTTGATCGCCGCAGTATCTTCCAGCACACAGTCGAAGCGATGGAAGGCCAGGAACGCGGTCTGATCATATTCCGCATAACGTTCGACCAGTCGCTTAAGCGTCATATAGGTAACGCGGCGCACAATGAAGCGGTCGAAGTCGCCGAGGAAAGCGAACTTTTTGCCCGCAGCGATGCTATCAATGGCCTGATCGATAACGTAAGGAATGTTCAGAATGGTAGCCGGAGTGCCACCGGCAATATCAGGTAGCCACAGAGGACGATTCTGTCCATCAACCATTTCCTCAATAACCTGCAGGGTTGAATCGTTGAATGCCCAGCGGAATTTAGGCCCGCCGCGATACGCAGGATCGATAGAATGCTTAAGCGCGTTCATTTCTTTCCAGGTAAATGCACCTGCAGCAGCGGTGTTTACGGTGCCTGTAACGGAGGCGATCAGACCTTTAGGCTGTACCGGCGTACCAGCACCGGTACCCTGAACAAGGTATTTAGCCTCACCCCGGCCAATGCGCTGTCCAATACGTTTAGCCAGATACGCTTCAATATCGACGCCGCTATCCTGTAACAGTTCGTTCGAAACACGGATGATTTTGGAAGACAGCTTTTTGGCACCCAGAACAGCGGAGCCAAAAGTCACATCTTCTTCTGATGCTTCTGTGTTTTCACCCAGGAGTTCACCTTCTTCCGAGGTACCGTCCGACGTAGACCAGGTAATGTCCTGACCGGTGGAGGTCGTGAGGATCTGCGCCACGCTGGCGATGCCGCCATAGGCTTTCATCGAATCAACAATCTTATTCAGCATCTGCGTCGGAACCGTGTAACCACCTTTTGCATCAGGTGAGGTTCCCTGGGCGCGGAGTTCTTTTACTGCCTGGCGCTCTTCAGCAGTCAGCTCGCTGAAGCCATGGCGCAGGAAGCGATCAAATGCAGCGGCGCGGCGCCCTTCGGCCTGCATCTCCGGGTTTTCCTGGCGCTGGCGCTGTTCAGGCTCCTGCTCATTCACAAAAGTCTGATCGTGACGGCGCAGCTCTTCCTCACGGGCGATACGCTCATCGAGCGAGTCCAGTTCAGATTTTGAAGCGTTCCACTGGGTACGCTGTTCATCAGTCCATGTGGCATCACCAATCTTGTCGTGCAGCGCACGCATGTCGGTGGCGATGGTGTTACGTTTCTGCTTCAGTTCGTGCAATTTCATGTTTTTTCCTTACGCGTTAAGAAGGGTCAGCAGGCGCTCGCGCGCCATTCGTTGGTTAATGGCTTGCGCCAGCGCGCCACTGTCGCGCGCCTCCTGCCAGGCTTTCATGGATCGGATGCCGGAATCAGCCTCCTGATATGCCGGGTACGTCACCGGACTGACATCAAAGAGGCGTGAAAAACGGTTAATTTCGCGAATGACGATCCCCTCATCGTCCTGGTACCAGTGCTCGCCGTCATGGGCGATACGGAATGCGAAGGAAGACTGGGTGATGTCGCCGCGCATCATCGGTGCCAGCACCAGATCGCGGATGGTCTGGGTGTCAGGTGCCGCGATGTCGTAGCGAAGCCCTTTATCATCGACGCTGACGCTCAACGTACCGGAAGCGCTGCGCCCGAGAATAAAGTTCGGGTCATGGTTAAATAGCCCGCGGATATCGTCACCCAGCACGTCATCGAAAGCGCCGGGCTTAATAATCTCGCGGAATCCCCAGAGGGGTTCGGAGCGGCTGTTAAACACCGATCCGTAACCGATAATGCGCGTGGGTTGCTCCCCCTGCTGTTCGGCACGGACCTCACCGCTGTAACAGCGAGTCTCGCGATCACTCATCGGTTTTTTCCTTTTCGGTTTTGGTGGTTTTGAAATCGTCCGCCGGGTTGGCGGCGTTGACGCTGACGAGCATTTCGTCCAGGCCATCGACCGGGTTCATATCCTCGAAAGCGCGGGCTTCATTGCGGCTCATCCAGCCGTCGGTGATCGCAAAGTGATAGAACTGCGCGCGCTCCTGAGGGGTGCCACGTAACAGACCCGTGAGGTTAAACCGGACGTAATACCCGGCAGCCATCTCGGCGCGGGTAAACAGGCGACGGTTAAGTTCCTGCTCCCAGTTCGTCACCCAGGGCATCATCGAGTAGCGAACAAACTGAATGGCCTGCTGCGTGATGTTGCTGTAGGTGGCTTTTTCCAGATCGTTGATCATGTGTGCCGGCACGTTGAAGATCCCGGCAATCATTGAGCGGTTGAGCTTTGACATGTCGATGATCTGGGCATCAATCGGCGATACGGTCAGCGCCTTGTAGTCCAGATCCGCAGGCAACAGCATGGTTTTGTTTTCCTGGCTGCGTAACGCCTGTGACGCCTTCTGCCACTGCTCTTTAAGCCAGCCCCAGCTTTCTTTATTGAGCGCGCTTTTAACGGACACGATCCCGGCCGGGCGGGCATTGCCGCTGAAGAAGCTTTCCGTGTACTTCTGCCCGCTCATGCCCATGCCGATCGTTTCGGCGTGCTGCATTACCGGGCTAAGGCCCATTTTCTGGTTATTGCCCAGCGCCCGGATGTGGATCATGTCGTCCGGGCTGATGGCGAAGTTCCCCTCTTCGTTGTAGAGCCCGTAGGTATAGCGGCCGCCGGTATTAATCAGGGTCGTTTCCCACGGCATGCAGCACTCCAGGGAAGTGACTTCACCGCGGCGGCTGCGCTTAACCCGGGTATATCCGTTACCCCAGCCGAGGATGTGGCGTTGCTTCAGCTCGCGCCATTTATAGCTGGTCTGCCAGGTGTTCGGCTCATCGTGAACCAGGTAAAACACCGGATGTTCCCGCGCCGGTTCGACCCTGCCGTTGTGCTTTCGCATCACATGCAGTGGCATCTGCGCAAGGTTTGAGGACAGTACGTAGATGCAGGCATACACCGCCGCCAGCTTCATCGCTGTTTCAGGGCTTACGTACACATCCGCCCTGAAAAGCCCATCTGTATCAACTGCGTCACCGGTTATTGGCGTGCCGGGATTTTCGAGCGATTCACTTCTGAACAGAGAATCAAGCAGCACGCTTCCCCCTTCTGGCCATAACCAGTGCCGCCGCCAGCAGGAGACCGCCGGAGAACATCAGTGCCGGAGCCAACCCGAACTGCAGGTAAAATCCGGACGTGAGCAGACCGTAACCGGCCAGCCCGATTACATCGGTGATAAGTGATTTCATAGAATTAAGAACTCTTCGTCTGGATCGAGAGATGAAAGGAAATCACCAGGCTCTTTGAGCATTGCCCGCCCGATCGCCATAATCAGCGCAACCGCGCCATCGATTTTGTTTTCGTTCTGCTCTTTGATGGGTTTAACCACATCGTCGTTGCCAGGCAGATACTTCCCGACGACATTACTGATACACCAGCTCATGATCGGGTTGCCGTCGTGATGAAAGCGTCCCGACTCAATGGCGGCTTCCAGCTCCTTCATCGGGTCAGACATATTGGTGTAGTTCTGGATGATAGTGACGGGGTTCAGTCCTTCATCGGCCAGATCGTGGGAAAGGCCAGTGGCGCCAAACGGGTCAATCGGTGACTCACTGACCGGGTTCAGCTTATTCGCCGCCTTAGCTTCTTCAAGGATGTAGCGATAATCCACCTCTGCCCCGTCAGTTACCGTCAGTAACCCCATCTCCACCCATTTCTGAAAACGTTCAGCAGTGCGGCGATCTTCGTTCTTTTCGACGCTGTAAACCGTGTCATACGGCACCCAAAACCGCGGCGCCACGCAGTAGTAATGCGTTTTCCCGTCAATCTCCCGGGTAAACAGCCGCGGCATACTGTTCATATCGAGTTTGCGCGCCAGATCGAACGCCAGGACGCAGGGTTGTCCCTCGAACTTCTCCAGGGTAAGCGTCTTGTCTTCGCAGTTCTGCCAGGACACCAGGTTGAAGAAGGCGGCCCGGGCAGCAACCCATATATTGAGGTGCTTGGTTTTAAACACCCCTGCCTGCCGGGCATTGTTCACGGCACGCTGTTGCTGACTCAGCAGGAAATCGCGGTAGACCGACACCCCTATATTCGGGTTTGCCTTCTCCAGCACCTTCGGATCGGTCCAGTCGTCGCCTTCATCGACCGTATAAATCACCCCGAACAGCTCCTCGTTGGGCACCGAGCCGTTCAGCATCTCAATCACTTCACGCCGCTTGTCGTAACAAGGTCCCTCGATGTTGTAGCCCGCGGTGGTGATAGCCCACATCAGCGGCTGTCGTCTTGCGCCCATACCCGTCAGCATCGTGGTGTACAGCGCATCGGTCGGGTGTTCGTGATATTCGTCGACTATCGCGCAGTGCGGCGAGGAACCATCTCCGGGGTTACCAATCAGCGGTTCGAAGCGGGCACCGTCTTCCGGCCGGTTCAGGTTTGATGCATTGACCTCAATGCCGAACGCCTCCACCAGCAGCGGGGTGCGCTTGCACATCAGGCGCGCGGGCCGGAATACCTCCCACGCCTGCTTTTCCGTCGTGGCGCCAGAGTAGACCTCGGCACCGAACTCGTTATCACAGGTAAAGCAGTACAGCGCCACGCCAGCAGAGATGGCAGACTTGCCGTTCTTGCGGGGGATCTCGGTGTAGACCTCACGGAAACGGCGAAGCCTCGTCCCCTTCTGCACCCAGCCAAAGGCGCAGCAGACGATGAAAAGTTGCCAGGGCTCCAGGGTGATCGGCATCCTCTTGAATGCCCACTCTCCCTTTGTATGCGGCAACAGCTGAATAAACTTCGCGGCCTTCTCCGCCATGTCTTTGTCAAAGCGGTACCGGAATTTACGGCTCTTCTCCTGAGCCATATCGTCGATATGGCGCTGACAGGCCTGGATGACATACTGGCACGCCGGGATCTTCCCCCGCACAACGTTGCGGGCGTATTGATTCGCGGCGTTAACGTTGGGGTACGATTTGCGGCTCATGCGTTAATCATCTTCAGGAAAGGGTTGGAGGTTTTCTTCTGGCCGGCGAGCCCGACCAGACGCTGGCGACTGCTGGGGTCGAGGCCCAGCATTGAACCGGTAGAACTCATCTCCGATTCCTGCTCTTTCTTCGCGGTCAGCTCAGGGTTCTTAATCTTGCCGCCCATTGCGCCCGTTATGGACAGACCTTCCACAGCAATATTCTTTACCGCCCGGCGCCAGAACTCATAAGCGACACACCAGCGCTCGAGCACGGCGAGATCGGTAACGCAGATCAGGCCCTGGCCGCATAACTCTTTTGTGGTCAGTTCCCACATAATCGCTGCAAGCGGTAGATTCTCTTCTTCAAACCAGTCCGGCGGTGCCACGCCCTTGATCGGGGTGAACACCGGTTCTTCTTTATTCAGGGCTCGCTTACCGGGGTTCCCGGCAAGCTCCTTGCGCGCCGTTGGCTTTGGGCGGCGCCCGGAACGCCCCGCCGTTCCAGCCATAAGCGACACTCCTGGTTAAATTTGATTTTTCGCGGGTATAAAAAAACGAGGAGGCGGGCAGTCCGGAAGGCAGTCGTCAGCAGGGATTTGACCACCCCCTCCCCCCGGCTCGACGCAAATGAGAACCGGTCTCACTTGAGGGGATTCACCCTTCTCGCCGCAACCTGCAAATGACATTCATTATCATTTGATGCGATCGAGCGCGGTCTTCCTGGCATGGCAGGACCAGCACAGGCTCTGCAGGTTGGAGTCAGCATCAGTGCCGCCGTGCGCCTTCGGTTCGATGTGGTCAACGCATGACGCCGACTTGGCAACACCCTGCTTCAGGCACTCCTGGCACAGCCCTTTGTCACGCTTCAGGATCCGCTCGCGAATGGTCTCCCATTTCGTGCCGTAACCACGCTGGTGCCTGGTCTGGCCGGGTTTGTATTGCTTCCAGCCTTCACCCTTATGCGCGTCGCAGTAGCCTGAGGGGTCTGTGGTTGTCGAGCGGCAGCCGCGAACGCGACAGGCCTTTGGTGTGCGTGCCGGCATAGCAGTCTCTCTTTAAGTCATTACGATGGGTCTGCCAATGGTGAAGGCAATAAAAAACCGCCCGAAGGCGGCTTGTTTTAAAGCCCTAAGAGAGGCTTAAAGTCATTTAGCTTCTCGGCTTTAATAACCAACCCGAGATTCATTGTAATTTGCGAACGCACAACTGGTGTGGCAGCTGTTGGTACGTCAATAATTTCAATATTCCCGCTAACATTCATTACCGGACCCGCATACAGCAACCCAAGGAAAATTAATCTCTCGCCCATTGCAAGACCACCATTGGTTGCATATGAGCCTTGGTTCATTATATAGACAGGAGAACCGCTAGAACCTCCAAAGCAAGCCATGTCAATGAGGAATTCAGACTTGCCTTTCCAATTTTCCATAGGTGATGATGCAGTGATGCCCTTCCTAGTAACAGGCCTGTTGTTTACAGAATCCCATAATCCATTCGGATATCCTGTCATGTAAACATCTTCAACTGGAGTAATGTAATTGTTACCACGCATCTGACGATCTGAGAAAAAGAAGAGTTCTGGTCGAATGCCACTTTCCTCCATCTCATTCAACCATCCAGCGATGGGCAGTATACATATGTCTACATTTTCGTCCGGGTGCATAATGAACGCATTTTCACCCTCTGGAATAGTTAGATTATAAAATTTTATCTCTGGGTTGGCGCTGTCAGTAATATTTAGACGTAGTCTAACTTCTGATGCCCCGTTTACGACATGCTTATTAGTGACCAAGAGGGGAACAATATTTTCACCACCTTCCAATATAAAGCAAAACCAGAAAGCAGTTCCTACCGAGGTTCCCTCTGGAGTATCACTTTCAACTCTAAGTGTAGATTTATAAATGTCTTGACTAACAGGCATATCCATACTCCCCATGTTTAAAATGGGGGTTAATCTAGCATCAATCACATGAGAATTATCTGATCTGCTCGATATATTGACCAAAGATATAAATCTTCTTTTTGACAGCGAAATAGCTCCTCTATTGAGAGCCGCGTGATGCCTCTATCTTCCTGATACTGCCCTTATCGATGTTGCATTGCCCCAGCGCCGATAGCAGGCTCACATTCAGATCCAGACTGGCCCCATAGGTCAGCGGGTCGGGAATAGCTGGCTGTTCCGTCTCAGTTGTCAGGTTTACCGGAAGCGGCACCACCGGAACCTTCACGTAAATTGTCCGCGAATTGCCGCAGCCGGTCAGCAGCTGCAGCAGGCACAGGCCGATGAGCGCAATCATCATTCGCAACAGCCACTTTGATATCTGCCTGGGCTCTCTGTGACTCCAGTGCGATCTGGTTCTTTGCATGCTGATTTGCTCCCAGAACGATATTAGTTATGGCCACCGTCTTCAGAACGTTGTCCATGACAGCGCGATTGCTGTCATTCGCTTCCTGCAGCGTGTCCAGGCTGGCGTTGATACGAGTGTTTTCGTTCCAGAGCCACGCGAACACCACCAGCGCTGCAATAGTAAGCCACCAGCGCCAGTGCGCCTTGAGCAGCTCAAAAGCCGTGATAAGCGCCGTCATGCCAGTGCCGCCAGCGCCCGGTTGTAACGCACATTGCGATCAGCCAGCCCATTCTGCCCACCGTTGATGATCTGGGTGACACGCACGATATCGCCGGAATACAGCAGACAACCGCGTAACGCGAAGAACCAGGCCGCCGAACGGGCAGCGTGTCGTTCTTGCACCAGCAGTTCCGGAGTGCTCACAAGATCCAGCTTTAAGGCCTCGCCACATTTGGTGTAGTTCTCACGTCCGGTGATCTGCAGCAGTCCACGGCCACGATATTTCCAGCCGTCGCCCTCAGCGATGTTGCCCATGCGGCCGCCATATACCAGGTTGGCGATTTGAGGCTGGTGGGCGACCTGCTTACCGTCAACCCGGCCCAGCATCTCGCACTGGTATGCCGTCAGGCGCTTACCGAAGGTCGCCTTCAGACCGCCAACCGAATAGTTGAAGTTCTCCATCAGCGAAGTGAAACCTGCCGACTCGTGGCCCAGCTGCGCGATGAACATGGCCTGATCGTTAACTGCGGTGATGCCGAACTCTTTCATTGCTGCATCGATATGCGGATACCAGCGCGCAGCTAACCCGGCGCTTAGCCCAGCCGCCTTCTGAAATTGTGCCTGATTCATAGGGTTCCTTACTTGGTGTCGCCACCAAAGCGGACGTTGATAACTCGGTTTGCTACAGAACGGACCTGCTCTACGCCGACAAAGCCCAGCGCGCCGCCGATAGCGATTGAGAGGGTTTGGGGAAGGTTGACGTAATCCAGAGCGGACACAGCCGTTAATGTCATGGCGCCGCACATCAGGCCTTCCAGCAGCATCTTTTTCCAGCCGCCGCCGCCATACGCAATTCTCAGCACTGCCATCACAACCGACAGCAGCACAGCGCCAATGGGTGTTTCACCACGCCACCAGCTATGGAGTAGATCGATTAACTCCGTCCAGGAGTGAGGGTCGTTATGCATTTTCATATCTCTCACCTCGCTGGTTCGCGGGTGTTATGTGGGAAGGGATCAGGCTCTCCGGATGAATTAACGACAGAACCTTGATGGGGGTTCCGGGAGCCTGAAATAGAAAAGGCCGCCAATTGGCAGCCTTTGAGTTAGTGATGGTGTTTAAAGCGGCGGGGTAATGGGGCCCTGAAGAATTTCGGCCTCGCCGTTATTGCAGATGTCATCGCCCTGCGTCAGATGCCAGGTTCCTGTTATGGTCCGACCCGTCTCAAGGTCTTCAGTTTCGCCGTGGGTGTAGTAGGCGACCTGAACCCTTCCGTTGTGCTGTATCCAATAAAAACCCTCTTTCATACCTTACCCTCCCTCACTGAGGAGAGAGGGTAGCCATTCTGATTGCGGGCTGGTGTGAGGAATACTTAATTATGAATGAAGCGATAAACTGGTCCGCAAGACAGGAATAAAAAAAGCCACCCGAAGGTGGCCTTGCATTCAGCGTCAGTGGAATCCCCGCCTTCGCTTTCAAAATAGCGTTGTCTTCTTTCAAGCGATCTACTTGGTTTCTCAACCTTTCGATTTCCTTATCGGCGTTGTCTCGGTCACGCTGCAGACCTTTAATGGCTTCGCCTTGGGATGCTTGTACTTCTTTGATGGTCTGGACAGATGCTTCAGTCTCATCAACTGTATTGATGATTCTTACTGCAAAAAACGACACGGCTGCCATGAGCAAACCAACCATCGTTGTCAAAATCCAAACCTTCACACCGGAAGCAGAGTTTTCAGAGGCTTCTATAGGAGATTCCTTATACCAAGTAAAAATACCCGACGTGCGGCCGCATGTCAGAACCGTGAGCATTTTAACTGGTATAGGATGAGAAAATCTTTAAAAAACAGGAAGTGTCAATCTGTTTGGTTATTTAATGAGCGAAAGCAGCCAAAATCCCCAGGCAGGGATGATAAAAAAGGTCATTGTATAAACGACAGCGGGCTGAATTTTGTTCAAATTAAATTCCTTAGCAGGGCTTTATGCGTCCTACAAATCCAAACTACCTAAAGAAAGGATAGCGCACAAGGGGTTTAGCTCTACTTTTTTTATCAAATTGGTTTCGAAATCATTCTTCGATGGCGCGGCATTATACGTACATAAAAGAAGTTATCAACAGGTATTGTAGATTTGAGATAGCAAAATGTGCCCTTTGAACACGATACCCAATAATATTGCGTGCATAAAAAAACCCCGCTATCGCGAGGTTTAAATCTTTATTCTTAACTATGAACATACAATGCCCATCGTTAACGTCAAATTTACACAAAAACGGCAACTTTGCAAGTAACGTGATGCGAAAATATGATATTTAGAGCAAACTTTGCATTCTTGTTACTTTTTTGAATTCCGCGTCTGCGTTGCTCTCTTCCTGAAAGCATTTCGTCACCAGGCTTTCATAGAATGGCTTCCAGCTATATCGCCAAGTACGATCAGGGAGGCTATCCAGCTCGGCCAGAACGCCGCGATACGCCACCGATGATTTCGGCCTGCTATACCCTCGCCCCTCACACCTTTTGCATTCCTTATAGACTGGCGCACCCAGCAACTCAGTTTGCTTGCGGTCGAGGGTCTGACCAGACCCGCCGCACTGGCAACGCTTACTGATCTGCCCGGTACCGTTGCACTTGCCACACAGCTGGTGGTCCACATCCTTCACCTGGCGGAAGACTTCAAAATCTGATGGAGACTGACCCAGATCCTTAGCAAATTGAGGTAGGCGCATTGTGTAATGACTTTTGGTGATCACGCTGGTCCTGGTTATGAAGCCCTTGCCCCGACATTTCGGGCAATCTGAACAGTCAGCTGCTGATGAGGCGTAATCCTTGAATGCGAATCTGGCGAGGATCCGCATGCACAGAGGAAACTTTTTACCAGCGGCTTTACGCACGGCTATTGGTGCGTGCTGCTTGGCATACTCCGTCAGCCAGGAGATGGCCGCTTCCTTATCCTGTGGGCTAATGCCCGCTTTACCCAGGTACATAGCCAAACCGATCCCGGCGTCGGCCTGGGTCATGCCCAGCGCCGCCATGATGTCGGTTACCGTTAATTGATCGCCCGCTGTTGCGCGTACGCTATCAGAGATGAGCATCCCTTTCGGTGCAAAAAATTTTAAAACTCCGTCCAGATTCATAGCGTTCTCCACTCCGTCTACGCCAGTGCGCCGATGGCCAGCGCCCGGTCTAATGTTTTCAACAGCAGCTCCGGCTGCGTGCCGTACTTCGCTTCAAATGCCACAGCGTCAGCGTGCAATTCGTCGTGATGCGCTCTGCACAGCGGAATCACGAACAAATCATGCGCTTTGGTGCCCATGCCACCCATGCCGTGGCCGATCAGGTGGTGGGGGTCGTCTGCCGGGTTCTGGCAACATGCGCACTGCTGCGCCTTTACCCAGCGGGTGTATTTCTCGTTTTGCCAGCGTCGGCGCTTTGGCCTGAGCATGAAGGATTCGGGCGTCTCCGGATCTACATGCAGCGCCAGCACCTTTTTAACGGCCTCCTCTACAATGCTGGTGGGCGGTACCGAAGGCACAATGTCAGCCTCACGCATCACCGATTGCATTTTCTCAGCCGGAATACGCAGGACCTTGCGCGCTACCGTCTCAGGTATGACATGCGCCAGATTGTTAAGCGTCAGCCACCAGCACAGTTCTGGCAGGGTCACCGCGTGCGAATCATCGAAACCCAGTCCGGCGCGAACAACCGACAGTAGCCAGGCTACCAGGTTCTCCCGCGCAATGCCCGCCAGTTCGTTAGTAAATTGCTCCCGCACCCGGACATCGCAGGCCCAGCACAGCCGCAGCACGCCGGGCGCATGCCGCATAGTGACCATTTCGTGGTGGTGATAGTCGCTGTGCCGGTACTGGCAGCCAGATTCCCGCATCAGCCAGCCTTCCAGACATGACAGACCACCAGCCCGCTTAATCACATCGGCATGCTCAAACACGGGCACCATTGCCGGGTCCTCCGCCAGCGGTTGGCGCGCCGCCGGGATCTCCCCGATTGGTAACCCCGCCAGGCGCTCCGGCTCGTTCTCCAAAAGAATGCGACCGCGATGGAAATGCGGCATCAGCTCAGGACCAGGCCGGAACGCCACGATCCCGAACTCTTTTATGACGACTGGGGTTAGTAACGCTCTCACGCTGCATGCCCTTTAGCGATATGCTCTGCCCACAATCCGCCGATCCATTTCACTCCTTTAGCCGTAAAGCGCGCTTGGCTGAAAGCGTGGTTAGATGTGGTGGACGTTCCCGTTTTAACCTCAAAGCGCCCGGCGTCGATATGCTGGTGCCGCGGAGTCAGCGCACCGCCGAGCCTATACATAATGTCGTTGTCGATCAGGAAAAGCCGGAATTCAGTCTCTTTGGCTTTAAGCAGCTTCGCCACCTGGCGGAATGAGAGAGATCCGCTGGCGCTGCAGTATCGGTCGACAAATTCAACCTTCGGCGCAGCAGCTGCAAGCTGGAGCGTCAACTGTTCTTTTTGCTCGGCCAAATCTGCCGCCAGGCGCAGCGCCTCAGGTAAAGATCTGGGCACGCTGATATTCCGCCCCTCCTCCAGTTCCTGCCAGCGATCGACAACCGCGGCGGTAAATTCCGGCGACAGCCGGGCAACCACCACCAGCGAGTCACGCTTGTTGAACCGGTACTCCTGATAAACGTTGCCATTGTGCTCAAAATCGAACTGCGCCAATGGCGCGGTTAAAACTCCACCAGCAACGAGGCGCTCCGCTGAGCGTTTAACGTCACTGTGTTTGCTCTGTACCAGCTCCGCAATTTCCCGGCTGGACATTGTCACTGCACCATTCACGATTAACTGATTCATGCGATTCTCCACTTATCAGGCGGCTGCACCCGCCGGTTCGTACTTACTGATCGTGATTTCGACCTTTCCTTTCTGCGTTACCGGCCCCCACTCCACCAGCATGCGCTTTATCTGGCTGTCGTCCTCCCAGATGCCTGCGTGGGTCAGCACGTCGAACAGCGCTTTGTTGTAGTTGTCGATGTCGCGACGGCGGGCGTCCGGCGGGAAAAGAACGATCTCCACCGCCGCCGGCGCACTGCTGGGCTTCGGTAATCGGCGCAGCTGCTCGATGATCGCCGCGCATGCCTCGCTCTGGAATGCCCGCCCCTTGGCGCTAACGAGAGTGCGGCCTTTCAACGGGCCGCTGTTTGGGGATCGCCAGTAGGCATTGACGCTCGGCGGGAATGGCAGGGTCAGCTTCATAGCTCGACCCCGCGGATCTCCAGGAATGTGAGCGCCTGCTCCCGCGCACTTTCATCGCCGATCAGCAGCGCACGAATTATCGCAATAGCTTCATCTTCGGATTGCTGCCCTGTAATAGAGATCCCGCGGGAAACGCCCGGGGTGATCGTGATGGCCCCTTTTCGCTGGAGGATGAGCAAAGTGTCCCGCACCGAGTTATGCGAGCTGCAGCCCATTAACCCGGCCAGTTCAGCAACGGTTGGAGGGAACCCGTGTTCTTTCTGGTAATCGACCAGCAGGTCTAAGACCTCCTGCTGGCGAATGGTCAGGGTTTTCACGCGGCCTTCTCCTCTTTCTGCCCGGCTTTTCGTTCATCCATCAGGAGCCGGAATCGGGCCCTCAGAGAACGAATGTTGTGCCAGTGATGCTGGGGGATGGACTCGAGAACTGCCGTTACCTCAGCGGCCGCTATCCCGTATTCGGTGATCACCTCTGGCGCCAGAGTTAGCAGGCGAGACTTCATATCGTCGCGGATGTTTTCATGCTCAAAGCTTTGCTGGTCCAGCCAGGCAATGAGCTGCTGCTGATCGACATTCTCTTTAATCAGCTCTATCGCTTTGGCGATCGTTTCCGTCGGCACAACGATAAATTCGGGTGCTGTGACGGAATCAGATGCCCAGGTGTGCGCAAAGCGCGATTCTGAGAAGGTGTATACCTCTTTGTCGCCGAACGCCGCGCATGCACACGCCCAGAAGTTAAAACCGCTTTGCTCCAGAATGTCTTTCTTGGACAGCGGGAGTTCTTGCTCAGCAGCTGCTGGTGGAGCTTCATCCACCAGCACAGGACTGGCCGGAGCATGCGTTTCTTCCTGCAGGGAGAGAGCCTCAGGAATAAGCTTCTGAGGTTGCCCATGCGGATCATCACGCTTAATCAGGCGCTCAGCTTCGCGGCGGATCTGCGCCATGAATGCATCCCCTCGCGCTTCCAGATCCTTGCGGCTGATATAGCTCATCGCCTGGCCGCGCCAGGCCTTGTCGAATACGACGACCGCACCGGCGAAGAACGCTCCGGACGGCACCTGCTTTTCGTTTTTTGGCACAAACCACATCGGCAGATCGAAACCAATGCGGCCGCGGATAAACGCAACGTGATCGGCATCTTCAGGCCACCACACCTCGCTGGTCGCAGCCTTGATCAGGAAGACAAAGCGACCGCCCTTGTCACGCATCGCGCTGGCATGCTGCATGATGTAACGCATTCCGGTGATGTACTCATCTTCATGCATGCTCGCGCGGCTGTATGGCGGGTTCGCGAAGGCGGCGCCGTTGAGTTCTACAACCCGGGCTGACCAGTCCTGCACCAGCGCGTTGTCCTCAGCGGTGTAATACGCTTCGCATTTGCTGTTCTCGCCGTCAGTAAACAGGTCCAGAACGAACGGGCCAAACATGGAGTTGATGCCCCAGAAAATGTTATCCGGCGTGCGCCACTGGTCGCCGACTTCCTTCAGTTCGTGCAGCGGCTGGCTGCGCAGTTCGGCCAGGTCCCGGCAGTATTTATTGGTCATTGGTCTTCTCCGATGTAATGGCCTGCCAGCAAGCACGCGTCTGTTACGCTGCGTTTCTTGGCCTGCTTGAGGCATGATGCACGTCGTTTGACGTAATGCTCCCGATCCTTATTAGCTGGAGACAGGTCGAAAGCCTTAAGCCATACCGTGGCGGCACGCAGGTAAAACCCCTTCCTCTCCAGCTCGATGGCGTAATTTTCTAAATCAGTTAGGGTCTTCACTGTGTCTGCGTAGGAAGCAGCTGCTGCTGCGGCTTCTGTTTTGACGAAGTCTTCGCAGGGGTAATACACAATCGTCGTGTCGTTATGCACCTCGCGCTTGAGCTTCCCCTCGTTGTGAAAACGGAACAGGCAGCGGCTGATCGTGCGAAACGAGCTATGAGTCAGAACATTGGCAACCTGCCGGGTGCTGCAGCCTGGGTTATCCAGTGCAAACTGCAAAACTTCGGATTCGATGCTCATCCGTTCACCACCCGGAAGCCTTTGGCTCCCTGCGAATAGTCGGTGCCGACATAGCTGGATTTAAAAAGCGGATCCTCTTTGATGCCGGAACTGGCTGGAACCATCCAGTCGTCTTCGTAGTGCATGTCAGGGCCGAAGAAGGTTTTGGCCTGTTTGACAAACTCGGTACCGGTCTTGCCTGTTTGAGCAACAAACCCGGCATAGCGCTTCACACCCTCCAGCATGACGAGAGGCGGCACCCCTTCACGAACGCGGGCATCCCAGGCTTTCAGCGCAGCACTTTTCGAGTTACCACCTGCCCGCTTCGGATATAACGCCCAGGCCAGATCAAATAAGTTTTCATTGACTGGTTCATTGACTGGTTCAGAGAACTGACTGGTTCCGGGTGCAGCTCCTGCACCACTAACCGGTGCAGCAGATTCACCCCCTGGTGCAGGAGATTCACCACCCGGTGCAGGACGTGCACCAGAGGGTGCAGCATTTGCACCACTGGAAAGGTTGAGTTTATAGATGTTGGTACGGTTCAGACCTGTGGCCGCCTTGCGGACTTCAACCGATACCAGACCATCCTCAACCAGCTGTTTGATATGATTTTGCACAGAGCGCTCAGATATCTCGCACTGCTCTGCGATATAGGGAACGGAGGGCCAGCATTCGCCCTGATCGCTGGCGTTATCGGCTAGTTTGATCAGCACGAGCTTGCGCAGCGGGTTACCCACTTTTGCTTTCATGGCTCTGACCATTAATTCCATGCTCATCTGGACCTACCTCAATTTCCCTGAAATCGCGCTTGAAGACCTGGAGTGGACTTGAGCACTCGTGTGGGTAGCCATAACGCAGGTAGATAACGCGCTGCGCTTCTGGTTCCCAGCGGATGACACGAACGGGGATCCCCCGGCGGTCTTTAAACCATCGGTCGAGTTCGCGCATAAGGCCTTTGCCCTCCGGTAGTACACACCCACGATTGCAGTGGCGCGGCTGTGGTTACATGCCACCCAGCGGTTTGCTACTCTGCGTTCATACCGAAACAGCGGAAGGCCCGGCACCGGGATCATCCGAAGTTGCGGCAAGCGGTTCTTTACCGTTAAACTGTTCATGCGTTAGTTTCTCCACTGATACGACACGCCACGACGCCCGGAGCTGCACACTCGCGGGCGTCATTCTTTTCCGCCGCACAAAAAACGCGATATAACAGCGTTAAATGCTCCTGCCATTTCTGCATGACCTGATAACTGTTCTCTTCGATTTGCTCGCGTTCGGCCTGGTCAATCACGCCATCAGCAGTAGCTTTGCGAACGTATGTCGAGTGCTTACCGATCCACTCAATAGACTCCATCAGGCGCTGATTGATATCGGCGTTATCCACGTCCTCAATATCCACCAGCGGAACGTTGACGCTGTTCGACTGGCGCGATACCGCATCAGCGATGTGCTTGGTGCCGCTGGCCTGCTGAAGAACCATCGCCCAGCCCATTGGGAAAATCTGATCGCCGCCGGTGCGCAGGCGGTTAAAGAGCGCATCCTCTGTCACGCCCAGCCATTCAGCGGCCTCGGCGTAACCGCCCGGCAGGCTTGAGATGGTCTTTTTAATTGCCGCGACCAGCCATGCGGGCTGTTTTTCGACTCGCCAGTGTTGTTGGTTATCCACGGTTAACTCCTTGATGCTGTGGTGTCTTTTCTTCACGATCTTGGTTACTGTTTCGGGTAGATGTCAGGTCGCAAATCAGATTTAGTTATTGCGCCAGCTGTGATCTCTTCGAGCTTTTTGGCGAGGGCAAACCCTGCCTTTTTGTAGCCGTTGAAAACCAAACGCAGATAACCGGGAGTTGATTTGACGTTTACTGCTAACTCGCACTGCTGCTCTTTCGATAAAGAGTCCCAATACTCTTTCATGATATGTACCTCCTGTGTACATATTACATGAATAATATGAACCTACAAGGTACTTGTACCTTTAAGGTACACAATGTTTAATTCTGGGATGAAAACGATTCAGGAAATTAGGCGGTTAAACGCCAGAAAACTGCGTGACGGTGTCGGCGGAAATACTTACTTCGCCACCATGATCGACAGAGAACCTACCCAAACCAGCAGGTTTATGGGGGATGGCGCGTCTAAAAATATTGGCGATGCAATGGCTCGCCATATTGAAAAATGCTTTGATTTGCCTTTAGGCTGGTTGGATCAGGAACACCAAACCACTAATGTTGCAAAAAGTCCTGACGTATCAGACACTAATAGAAATATAACATTGGTTCCGGTTATATCCTGGGTGCAGGCAGGAGCATGGACGGAAGCGGGCTTTGCCGAGGTTGACTTGAGTAGTGTTGAAACTTATCCGTGCCCTGTGCCGTGCGGACCCATGACGTATATCTTGCGCGTGATTGGTGACTCTATGATCGATGAGTACCGTCCAGGCGACATGATTTTTGTAGATCCCGAAATTCCGGCATGCCATGGCGATGACGTTATCGCGTTAATGCACGATTCAGGAGAGACCACCTTCAAGAGGTTAATTGAAGATGGCGGCAGTAAGTACCTGAAGGCCTTGAATCAAAGTTGGCCGGAGCCCTACGTTAAGATAGACGGCAGCTGCTCCATAATCGGTACGGTGATCTTTTCAGGAAAACCTCGAAGGTACCTTAACAAAATTTAAATTTTAAAGTTGAGCCTGCGGAAGCGGGCTTTTTTGTGCTTGACAATGTACCCTAACGGTACATAATGTACCTGAAAGCAACAGCGAACAGGCAGGACGCCCACGCAGTAGCCGCCCCAGGCGTTTGAAGATGGGGATGATTCGCCAGAGGAAATCAGAGGTGGTTGAGATGAGCAAGTCAGGAAGAGTGGTTGAGATTCGTGTTAACGGTGCGCCCCTGGCGGCACTGAAAACAGATGGTGCTGTAGCTGCTGACTACATCCAGTTTATGGAGGCACTCACCCGAGCGCTGATGGTTCCAGAAGCACTGGAACGTGAAGCCAACGCTTCCGGGAAAACCATTTTACATCCGGGATTTGCAACGTTCGGCTCTGCGCCTCTCACTGATTCCACAGATCCCTAATGAAGGAATCAACGCGAATCGTGTTCGCATTGCGCGATGCTTGTAAAAAACGTTCAACGATGTGATCCGGCAATTGAGTGTTCCATTTTTTGAAGTCACGTCCCGGGTAGTACTCAGTAAAAATTCTTTTTACTGCCGCCTCACCAGTCGGTACGTCGGGAATTAGCGAGTTTTGGTGAAGGCATGTAGCTATAAGAGTTGATTTAAGCATCTGTTTTCCTTGCTTGGTTTGAACTCCTGTAAGGATAGCACCGAGCCTGAAAGTGGTGAAAAGACAGGCACACAACATGGAAGCGCACTCCTTCGAACCAGTTATGGGTGACAGGTGTGAAAACAGCGGAGTGCGCTTCCAGTTGTGGTGAATTGCAGCCGCTCCGACGGCAACCAGAAGATCAGCGTCTGGCCCACAACCGTAATCATAAAAGCAAGCGTGGTAGTTGTTTGGCGGTACCAGTTGTTATCCCTTGCTGGCTGGTACCGCCCCTTTTTTACACAACACACGAGAGCATCACCGGGTGACGGGCTCATAACCCAATCCACCCGGGCGGCTTCCTAACCGCAGGTGCTCTCCTGTGTTGTGTGGAGAAACTAACTGGCGGTGGCAGCCGCCTTCAGAGGGTAAGCCGATGAGTAATGAACGTTTGACCGATGTGCCCGAGTTTATGGGCGAACTGGATGGAGGCGTGTTCCAGAACAAGATCGCCGTAGCGCTGAGTGAGGTCGCCTTCGGCGTGCTGAACAACGGCCAGAAGGGGAAAGTTACTTTGACCTTTGAGCTGGACCGCATGAGCAACTCTGTCGAAGAGAAGCGCGTGATGATCAAGCACAAGCTGGCTTATGTGCGCCCTACCCCTCGCGGTAAATCCTCAGAAGAGGACAGCACCGAAACGCCGATGTACGTCAACCGCGGCGGCAAGCTGACCATCCTGCAGGAAGACCAGGGGCAGCTGTTCAGCCTCAAAGGCGATCCGGATGCGAAGCTGCGCTCGCAGCAGTAACCTACCATTCACCCACGTTAAGGAAACACCATGTCCCACTCTTTAGACGGTACTGCGATCGAAAAAATTAGCGATCTGACACTCTCCCGCTACATGGAAGAGAAACTTGAAGGTGTGGATTGCCCTGCTGCTGTTGTTCCGCAGGGAGTCCGCATTGAAAGCCTGGAATCGCTTTGCATGGAGCGCTACCGCTTCCGCGGTAAGATGGTAACCGCCAGTATTGAAGATTTTACGCGCTATTCCACTGGCTACGCTGATGAAGGTAGCCGCTGCTTTATCAACGCCGACGATATGCGCGCCGCAGCTGTCTTCAACCTCGGCACAATCGAAAGCCCGGGGCATGCAGACAACACCGCGTACCTGGCGTTGAAAAAGACCGCCCCGTTTGCTTCCCTGCTATCCGTTAATGGCGATCGTCACTCCCAGAAAGAACTGGCCGAGTGGCTGGAAGACTGGGCAGAAAACCTTACCGGCTTTGATGCCGATGGCCAGGTTATTGACGCCAAAAAATCAGCAGCAGCGATCCGCAAAATCACTATCGAGTCCATCCAGAAAGCGGACTACGAGGATCAGGACTTCAGCGGTAAGCGTTCTCTGATGGAAAGCGTTGAAGCTCGCACGCAGGACATCATGCCAGTGGCGTTCGAGTTTCGCTGCATGCCGTTCGAAGGCCTGGCGGAGCGTTCGTTCAAACTGCGGCTGAGCATCATCGGCGGCGATCGCCCTACTCTGGTTCTGCGCATTGTTCAGCTTGAAGCCCAGCAGGAAGATATGGCCACCGAGTTCCGTGATCTGCTGGTCGAGAAATTCAAAGGTAGCCAGGTGGAAACCTTTATCGGTACATTTAGCGCTTAAAATATTTGCCTTAAGAGACTTTTATTGAAGATCTTTAAAGCTCCTAGGGCAAATCCCGTTCCCAAAACTTAGAACTGAAACACTTGTCAATGATTTAACCCTTCAGAATTGTTAACCTACAAACCACTTTAACTAAAAGTACGTATCTAAGGAATTTAAATGAATTTTTTCACAAACCCTGAAGTTTTGAGAAAAATCACTGAAACTGACAATGTTATTAATGAAGATTTACTTATCAGCAAAAACAGCAAAAGCCTCATTAATCTGGATTTAGACAACAATCATTTATCTTGGGAACATAACATTTTTTTTGCGGCCACTTTAACGGCTGCTTGGCATGATTTTTATAGAATTATTAAAACAAATCCAAACAAATTAGACAGATATACTCCTTTTAATCAAGAACATATAATAGAGTATATGGAATTTATGAAAGGCGATTATTTATCAAGTAAACCTGTGTTCTTATCCAATCTTTTGCGCATCATGTTTGAATATTATTTTTGGAGCGGCGAACGGCCAAATGTAGCATATCTTTCCAACGAAGATCTTACAGAATTGAATGATATTTTCAAATCTAAATACCAGCCTTACGTCCAATTTGATTGGATCCGAGATACATTACCTATCGCACTTAGCAAGTGGATGGTTACTTCACCTGCATTTGAAAATGCAAAAAAACTCGTAATTTCAGTCGATGAAAAGAGAGACGCATTATTAAAAGACATATCTGAAAAAAGTGGTCTTATTAAGGCAGAAATAGAGAGTACAAAAACCAACTCTTTGAAAGATGTAGAAAATGCTTTGGGCGAAAATAAAGAGCAAATCATTTCGGCTAAGGAACATGCAACTAAAAGCTTGGAATATATCGAAAATACCCGTAAGGAAATTTCCGCATTAGAAAGCAGAATACAAAACTTACGCTCAGAGTATAATTTCGTTGGATTAAGCTCTGGATTTAATAAAATAAAAGAGAAAAAAGAAATGGAGCTAAAGATTACTATTTCTACATACAAGAAATTATTTGGGTGCATTTTTATAGCGCCATTAATTATCACTGCAGCACATCTTATTTTTCCAAGTACATTGCCAAAAGATTACTCTGCAATATTTGTAGTACTTCCATTTTTTACTATTGAGATGATACTAATTTATTTTTTCCGTTTATCATATCTGGAAGCTAAGTCTTTAAGAACTCAACTTATTCAAATTGAGTTAAGATTAAGCCTATGCTCTTTCATAGATAGCTATGTCGAATACCGAAAAAGAAATAAAGCAGATATTGAAAAGGTTCTTGATAGTTTTGACTCATTGATATTTAGCCCAATCCAAACCAATGAAAACAACATCCCAGCAATGTTTGATGGGATCGAGGCTATTGCTGGATTAGCAGATAAAGTTATAAAAAAATAATTTTTAAAGATTATGTAAAACGTCATTCTGATGATGGCGTTTCATTGTGTACAACTTCAACCCGGGTGCAGCCGGTAAGTGGAGAATAAGCCATGAAGCAAATGCTAACGCTTGAGGAATGGGCAGCAGAGAAATACCGGAGCAGTCCACCAGCTTTGAATACTCTGCGCCGATACGCTAAGCAAAATCTTTTTTCCCCGCCAGCAATGAAGCAGGGTCGCAAATGGCGAGTAAGGGAAGATGCAGAACTTGTTGGCGAATTGGCTAAGCCGAATATCCGAAAGACTGATTCTCCAATACTTCAGAGGATTCTAGCTGATGGCAGCTCGACCGCGTAAAAACAAAGTTTCTGTTCCGAACCTTTACCCTCTCTATAGCAGAAAGGTGAATAAGGTTTACTGGCGCTATAAACACCCCGTCACAGGTAAGTTCCATGCGCTGGGCACCGATGAGGCTGAAGCTATAGCGATCGCTACTGAAGCTAACGCCCGTCTAGCGGAACAGAGAAGCCGGCAAATTCTGGCGATCAGCGACAGGATCGCCACTAGCAAAGGCAAAGCGATCACGGTATCCACTTGGCTGGATCGATACTGGAAGATTCAGGAAGAACGTCTGGCGACGGGTGACATCAAATTGAACACATTCAAACAGAAAACCAAACCGGTTTCATTGTTGCGAGAACGAGTCGGTATGAAGCTACTGCCATCTGTGGATGTTCGCGATATTGCCCAGCTGCTTGATGAGTACGTCACGGCTGGCCAGCCACGAATGGCCCAGGTAGTGCGGACAGTCTTTGTTGATATATTTAAAGAAGCTCAGCATGCGGGTGAAGTTCCTCCTGGTTACGATCCAGCATCAGCGACCAAAAAGCCCCGCCGAAAAATTACCCGCCAGCGACTGAGCCTGGAGGAATGGCAGAAGATATTCGAGATTGCGGACAGCAATCATCAATATATGGGAAATGCGATGCTTCTGGCCTTGGTAACAGGCCAGCGCCTCGGAGATATTTCGAATATGAAATTTAGCGATGTCTGGGATGATCACCTGCATGTGCTTCAGGAAAAAACAGGGAGTAAAATTGCCATCCCGCTATCGCTTCGCCTGAACGCCATAAACTGGAGCCTGCGCGACATAATTTCACGCTGCCGAGATTATGCCGTTAGCCCCTATCTGGTTCATTTTTTCAGAGCTACTTCTCAAGCAGATCGTGGTGCCCAGGTTAAATCCAATACATTGACAACGAATTTTAGCAAGGCACGCGATAAAGCTGAGATCCCGTTACAAGAAGGTAAGACCCCTTCTACTTTTCACGAGCAGCGATCCTTAGCGGAAAGATTATATAAAGCGCAAGGTGTAAACACGAAAGAACTCTTGGGACATAGGTCCCAGCAGCAGACCGATGGCTATCATGATGACCGCGGGAAGGACTGGACGACAATCGCGATATAG